ATCTTCACAATCACGTTTGCTAGGTTGCTTATCATCCGGCGAATCCTCATGCATCCCTTTATCGGGTACATCTTCCTTCGCTTCCTCTGCGGATTCTGTAAGCAGATCTGGTTTGCTTGGCGCGTCGCTCTTAGTTTCGCTGGTCTTAACCTCGGCAGGCATTTTAGCCAGAGGTTGCGATTCAACCCGTGCTTTAGGAGCGACATGGTTAATTGGCTCAGAGCTGGTTTCAGGATTGGTTTTAGACGACTCACTGGGTGGTTTATTTGCAACGTCTTGCTTCCTCTCCTTACTCACGCCAACACGAGGTTTACTAGGGCCGGACTCAGCTTTAACCGCTGGTACAGAATCAACCGACCCCCTAGCCTCACTATTAGCCTTAGCCTCCTTATTAGGGGCTACCTTACTCGCTTTGGTTGCTTTCGGGGCCGATTTTTCTTGAACCTTTGGTGTTTTAGCCTTCCCGTCATCGGTCTTCTTCGGGGTTTGCTTACCTTGGACACCATCCTTTAGCGCAGCCGAGGGATACTGCACTGGGGTCGGGGGCGGACCCATTCCTAACTTCGGAGCGTCGAACAGCCCATTGTTCGAGGCTTTGCTACCTGGATCTACTCGATCCTTCGCACCGGTAGCCGCACGCACTTCACTAGAACCAAATTCTTCCTGACACATTTCACAACCACACAAAAGCTTGTGGTCAGAACACGGCCCACAATAATTATCTGTCTCAATCTTGTCCATAACTTCATCAATCTTCTTTCCACCCAACACTAATTCCTCAGGCGTCATTTCAGAAATCCTGACTCTGTCGAGTAAATGGTTTCTGTATTCACTCTGGTACTTCCGTGGGATGTGTGCTACTGATTTATGGCAGTTGCAAATCTTGGTCTCTTCCCATTCCGCACAAACCTCCAGCTTGTCAATTGCTATTTCCCCTCCTTTCTCTTTTCTCGTCTTGTCAGCGATTCTTTGAGCTGCCCCAGGTGCCTTTTTTGGTCTGGGTAAAGGATGGAAAGGTCTTGATTGGCATTCAGTGGTGTGGTTTTTAGGGCAGAATGGCACCTTGGAGGTCTCGACCCCATGTAAATTGGTCGCCTCACCGTTGCTACCGTTTAATGAACTAATGACAGTGTGTAGGTTCTTGTCTTTCTGAATCTGTTCTCTCCTCGCGGCAGTTTTGGCCATTTGTTTTTCCCTGTTGGCATCCTGTTTAATCTTCAACACGATAGCTGCATTAATGCATTTAGTGCAATCGCCACAACCCACACCTTTCTTACAGGTATGGTGGTGGTTAATTTGATTTCGCAGCTCATTGGTGACACTGGTAGATAAATTGGATTTAACAATCG